GTAGGTGGAATACCTAATTCAAGTGAAGATATAAAACAAGCACACGCCGCGGCAATTGAGATGTATATTCAGGACCACGTTGGATTAAGACAAGACGGGACTATAGGTGATCTATATTTTAACGCACTGTTAAATGATTGGAGTAGATTTGATATAAATAGAAGGACAAAGTTTGATGCGTCAATAAGTTCTGGTTTAGCTATAATGGCTAATAATAGACATTTATATGCTCCTAATGCGAAAATAGAAAAACCACCATTAAATGTGCATATTTCAAAATACTCAAACAAAGGAGGTATGTCTAAAATAATTAAACAATAATATGAGAGGTAGATCAAATAGTTATTTTCCAAGCCAAGTTGTTAGCGATTCGGAAAAAATAAGTTACGAATACGGTTTAAAGGTTGCTCAAGCTATAGAGCAGGAATGGTTCTATAATGGTAGAAGCAGTAGAAGTAATCAAAGCAGAAACAACTTTCATAATTTAAGATTGTACGCTAGAGGTGAGCAATCTATACAAAAATATAAGGATGAGTTATCTATAAACGGTGATTTGTCCTATTTAAATTTAGACTGGAAGCCTGTTCCAATTATTTCTAAATTTGTAGACATAGTGGTAAATGGAATGGCTGAGAGATTATATGATATAAAAGCTTATTCTCAAGATCCTGCTGGAGTCAATAAGCGTACAGAGTATATGGAAGACATATTGAAAGATATGAAGCTGAAAGAGTTTGATGCTCAAACTAAAGCAGCTATGAATATAGATTTGTCTACAACACCACCAGAAAAACTTCCAAGTTCGGAAGATGAGTTAGCATTACACATGCAACTTAACTATAAGCAAGCTGTTGAGATAGCAGAGGAGCAGGCTATAAATACTTTATTAGAAGGCAGTAGATATGAGTTAATTAAAAAAAGGTTTTTTTATGATTTAGCTGTTATAGGTATAGGCTGTACTAAAACAACTTTTAATACATCAGAAGGCGCTAAAGTAGAATATGTTGATCCTGCTGATTTAGTATATTCTCATACTGATTCACCGTACTTTGAAGATATATATTACGTCGGTGAAGTTAAAAGTATTCCAATTAACGAGTTGGTTAAAGAGTTTCCGTTTTTAGAACATGAGGATTTAGAAGAAATTAAAGCTAAGAGTACAAGAAACCGTGATTCATCAAGAAATGATGAAGGTGATAATAATAAAATAGAAATTCTATACTTTAATTATAAAACTTATATGAATGAAGTTTATAAAGTAAAAGAAATGGCTAGTGGTTCTATGAAAATATTACCAAAAGATGATAAATTTAACCCACCTAAAGATATAGATTTTAAGTTCTCTAAATTACAAAGAGCTGTTGAATGCCTTTATGATGGTGCTATTATTCTTGGAACTGATAAACTTCTAAAATGGGAGATGGCTAAGAACATGATGCGTACTAAAAGTGATTACACTAAAGTTAAAATGAACTACTCTATTGTAGCTCCTAGAATGTATGAAGGCAGAATTGATTCATTGGTAAGTAAAATAACAGGTTTTGCTGATATGATACAATTAACACATTTGAAAATACAGCAAGTGTTATCGAGAATGGTACCTGATGGTGTTTATTTAGATGCCGATGGTTTAGCTGAGATAGATCTAGGTAATGGAACGAATTATAACCCACAAGAAGCATTAAATATGTTCTTCCAAACAGGTTCTATTGTCGGTAGATCATTCACTCAAGATGGTGATCCAAATTCTGGAAAAACACCAATTACAGAAATATCTAACAGAGCTGGCGCTGGTAATAAAATAGCAGCACTAACTAATAACTACAACTATTATCTACAAATGATAAGAGATGTAACCGGATTAAACGAGGCTGTTAGTGACAAACCTGACGCTAAATCTTTAGTTGGTATACAAAAAATGGCAGCAGCAAATTCTAACACGGCTACTAGACATATATTACAATCTGGATTATTTTTAACAGCAGAAACATGTGAGGCATTGTCACTTAGAATATCTGATATATTAGAATACTCTCCTACTAAAGATGCTTTTATTCAGGCTATTGGTATGCACAACGTATCAACACTAAAAGAAATGTCAGAGCTACATTTATATGATTTTGGTATATTTTTAGAATTAGCCCCAGATGAAGAAGAAAAACAATTATTAGAAAACAATATACAAGCATCAATAGCACAAGGTGGTATGGATCTGGAAGACGCTATAGACTTAAGGAACGTAAGAAATGTAAAATTAGCGAATCAAATGCTTAAAATTGTTAGAAAGAAAAAAGCAGAAGCTAAAGCTGCTGAAGCAGAGTCATTAGCTAAAGCACAAGGAGAAGCCAATGCACAGGCATCTCAAGCCGCTGCGGAAGCAGAGACTCAAAAAGCACAAGCTCTTCATGATTTAAATATGCAATTAGAGCAAGCGAAAGGACAAATCAAATCACAACAAATGCAAGAAGAAGCTGAGATTAAAAAAGAACTTATGCAGTTGGAGTTTGATATTAACATGAGACTTCAAAAAATGAACATGGAAGAAGTTGATATGAAAGAAACAAGAAAAGAAGATCGTAAAGACGATAGAACAAAAATGCAGGCGTCACAACAAAGTGAACTTATAGATCAAAGATTAAATAAAAAACCGCCTAAAAAGTTTGAATCCTCAGGTAATGATATTATGAGTGGGGAATTTGGATTAGGTGCCTTTGGTCCTAAGTAAAATTATTAACTATTATTATATTATATTATGGCAAAAAAAGCAAAAGCACAAAAAGAAGAACCATCGGTAGATAATACCGTTGAAAAACTAAAGATTAAGAAAAAACCATCAATGAAGAAAATGAAAACAGATACTGATGGTATTACTAAAGTAGATCTAAAAGAGTTAGCGGCAAAAGCCGAAGAAGTAACTAAAGTAGATTTAACAAAAACAGATACTAATGAAACTAAAGAGGATAACTCTGACGACCAGAGAGTGGTTAGAGTCAATGAAGATGCCTCTACCGCAGAGAAACAAGAAGAAATACAACCGGAAGAGCAAGCACAAGAAACACCAGTTGTAGAAGAAATAACTAATGAAGTTGAAGATGTAGCTGAGGAAGCTAGCAAGGCTATAAAAGAAAGCGTAGAAACTGGCGGTAAATTACCTGAAGGAGTTGAGAAGTTAGTAAACTTTATGGAGGAAACCGGGGGAAACGTTAACGATTATGTTAAGCTTAATAGAGACTATAGTGATATGGACAACTTAACTTTATTAAAAGAATACTATAAAGAATCAAAACCACATCTAAATGACGAAGAAATTAACTTCATGATGGAAGATAATTTTTCTTATGATGAGGATAGTGATGATGACAAAGATATACGAAGAAAAAAATTAGCGCTTAAAGAGCAAGTTGCCAGCGCAAAAAGCCACTTAGACGGGCTAAAGTCTAAATACTATGAAGATATCAAAGCCGGAAGCAAGCTTACGGGTGAGCAACAAAAAGCAATTGATTTCTTTAATAGATACAACAAGGAAGAAGCAGAAAATTCAAAAAAAGCAGAGAAACAAAAATCTTCTTTTTTAAATAAAACTGAAAATGTTTTTAACGACAAGTTCAAAGGTTTTGAATATAACGTCGGGGATAAAAAGTTTAGATTTAACGTGAACAACGCTAATGAAGTCAAGGATAACCAAAGTGATATTAACAATTTCATCAAAAAGTTTTTGAATGAAGAAGGTGAAGTATCAGATGCTAAGGGATATCACAAGTCACTTTATACAGCTATGAACGCTGATGCTATTGCGAAACACTTTTATGAACAAGGACAAACTGATGCTATGCAAAATAGCGTTGCAAACGCTAAAAACATAGACATGAGTCCTAGACAATCACATGGCGGGGAAATAAACGCTGGTGGTATGAAGGTAAAGGTATTGGGAGATAATTCTGCTGATTTTAAGTTTAAAATTAAAAACAATAAATTTAAAAAATAACAATTTAAAAATTAAAAATTATGCCTATTAATAATCCGGGACCCGGTCATTCGGGAACCGCTGGTAGTCTGAATAGTGTACCTGCTTCGAAAAAAGCAACACTATCTTCAAACTACATCGATTTTACGTCCACCTCAACACAAGGTTGGGCGCAACAATATTTACCAGATCTTATGGAAAAAGAAGCTGAAGTGTTCGGTAACAGAACAATTGCAGGTTTTCTTGATAAAGTAGGAGCTGAAGAATCTATGACTTCAGACCAAGTAATTTGGTCAGAACAAGGTAGATTACACTTATCTTATACAGGTGTAGTAAACAACGTAACTGGTGTATTTACACCGCAGTTTGATATTGATGGTAACGCAATCGCTTCTGGAGAGCACGGTATACGTATCAATGATATGGTTATCGTAGCTACTGCTGAAGGTGCTATTAAATGTTTAGTTACAGCGGCTGCTGCTACTACAGCTACTTGCTTACCTTACGAAACAGCTAACATCGACGATGCTACTGCTTTTGGAACAGGTACAGCTGGCGCATGTACAGTACTAGTTATTGGTTCTGAATTTGGTAAAGGTAAAACAGGTCAAGGTGGTACTACGTCAACTACTGCTGGTTATGGTACTGTTAAGCCAACTCACACTTCATTTAATAACAAACCAATCATTATAAAAGATTACTATGAGATCTCAGGATCTGATGTATCTCAAGTTGGTTGGGTTGAAATTTCAGGAGAAGACGGACAAAGTGGATATCTTTGGTATTTAAAAGCTGAAGGTGATACTAGATCAAGATTTACTGATTATTTAGAAATGACAATGCTAGAAGCTGTTAAAGGTGTTGAAGGTTCTTCTACTGCTGAAGGTACTATTGGTACTGCTGGTGATAAGTTTGGTTCTGAAGGTTTATTCGCGGCTATAGAAACTAGAGGTAATATTACCACTGGTGTTACTGGTGTTAACGCTGCTACTGATTTAGCTGAATTTGATGCTATCTTAGCTGAATTTGATAACCAAGGTGCTATTGAAGAAAACATGATGTTTGTAAACAGAGCTACTTCGTTAGCAATGGATGACATGTTAGCTTCTATGAATTCTTACGGAGCTGGCGGTACTTCTTACGGAGTATTTGACAACGAAGAAGATATGGCGTTAAATTTAGGTTTCTCTGGTTTCAGACGTGGATCTTACGATTTCTACAAATCTGACTTTAGATACTTAAATGACAAAGCAACAAGAGGTGGTATTAACTCTAGAGACGCTATAGCTCCACTTAGAGGAGTTATAATTCCAGCTGGAGTTTCAACAGTTTATGACCAATCATTAGGAAAGAATCTTAAGAGACCTTTCTTACACGTTCGTTATAGAGCTTCACAAACAGAAAGCAGAAAATTAAAAACTTGGACTACTGGTTCAGTTGGTGCTGAAACATCTGACTTAGATGCGATGCAAGTGCACTATTTATCTGAAAGATGTTTAGTTACACAAGGTGCTAACAATTTCATGTTAATGAAGTAAGCATTTATT